AAATTATAGCTTTTGAAGAAGAAGAATATGAAAAAAAAGAAGCTAAGAAAATATTTTTTAAAAATCAATTAGAGAGTTATAGTTTTTCAACAGAAGACACTGATAGCTATTCGAGCTGTACCATAAGTTATTATAACTACAAGAAAAAAAAGAAAATAGAAAAAACTTTTAAAATAAAAAATAGGAACTCATATAAAAAGCAAACTAAAAGAAACTTATTTATAAACGAGGATAAACAAGTAACTGGTAAGAATGCTCAAGAAGTTGAAAAGCAACTACTAGAAATAGCTAAAAAAGCTTTAAGAGATAAAAATAAAAGAGAAATAAAAGGAAATATATCTTTTATGGGAACAAGTGAATTAATATCAGTTGGAGACACAATTATTTTAAATGATTTTGGAAATTTCTCTGGGAAATATATGATAGATGATTTAAAAATTGATTTTTTATCTTATAAAATAAATGCTGAAATTCATAAAATAATAGAGTTTGAGGTGGAAAATGATTAGGTATGGAACTGTATCAAGTATCTTTCCTGAAAAAGGAACTATAAAAGTAACGTTTGAAGATATTGATATTCCTTCTGTAGAAATTCCAGTTTTACAAGGAAGAACAGAAGGAACAAAACATTATTCATTTCCTAAGATTGGTGAAGTTGGAATCTGTATTTTCCCTGAAAATACTTTTAATGGTTTTTATTTAGGTTCTGGATATGATGAAGCAACACCAATACCAAATGGAGCTGGAGAAGGAATTGAAATAAGTGTTTTTAATGATGGAACTATAATTTCATATGATGAAAATAATTCCAAATTATATATAAATTGTAAAAATCAAATTGAGATAATTGCTCAAAGCATAAAAATAGAATGTCCAAAAACTCAAATTGTTGGGGATATTGATATAGATGGTTCTGTAAATATAAAAGGTGAATTAAATGCTAGTGAAGATGTTACAGCAAGTAAAGTATCATTGAAAAAACATACACATAGCAAGGTAAAAGCTGGTGGAGATAAAACAGGAGGTCCTGAATGATAGTTGGTAGTCTAGGAAATTATGTATTTCTTACAAGTTCAATCTACACAAAGACATATAATTCATTTTCAAGAAGTATGTCTTCAAGATGGATAGAACATAAAATTATTGGAGAAAAACCCAAAATACAGTTTGATGGATTAGAGCTCGAAAACATAAGTTTTTCAATTCATTTAAATCGTTTTTTCAAAGTAAATGTAGATAAAGAAAAAAAGAAGTTAGAAACTTTTTTGAAGGAAGGAAAAGTTTTAAGACTTATACTCGGAGGAAAAAAGATTGGAAATTATGTTATTACAAGTATAGGGGAGGATCCTAAAGGATATAATGCTTTTGGAGTTCCAACTAAAATAGATTTAAAAATAGAATTGAAGGAGTATAACTAATGGAAATATATGTAGACTCTTCAAAAGAAAGAAATTATAAATTTATAAAAAATAGAACTGAAGAAATTATTCAAAATATCGAAAATATTATATCAAGAATAAGAGGAAATATTGTTTTAGCTAGAGAAAAAGGAATTAATTTTAACTATGTTGATGAACCTATTGATATAGTTAATGCAGAAATTATAGCAGATTGTATGGAAGAAATTGAAAGAGAAGAACCTAGATTTAATGTAGAAGAGATAAGAATATTAGAAAATCAAGAATTAGCTAAAATTAAAATAGTTGTAATTGGAGATGTTAAAGATGGATAAGTTTAAATTTATAGATTTTGATACAAATCAAATAAAAAAAGAACTAAAAAATGGATATGAAGAAATCATGAATACGAAAGTTTCAGCAGGAGATCCAGCTGAAGATTTTATTGATTGGGTTACATATTTGGTATGTGTATCTAAAGATTATATGAATTTTATAGGAAAAATGAATTTGCTTCAATATTCACAAGGAAAATATTTAGATGCTCTGGGTGTACTTGTAGATGTTTCAAGAATAATAGAAAAAGAAGCAGAATGTTCAGTAGAATACACATTCTCTAAAATTTTTGACGAAAGAAAGATAATACCAAAAGGACACAAGATAGCAAAAGGTAATCTATATTTCGAAAGTATCGAAACAATAGTCTTAGAACCTGGAAGAAGAACAGTAGTAGGAAAAGTAAAATGCTTAGTACCTGGATTAATAGGGAATGAAATTGAAATAGGAGAAATAGATACAATTGTAGATGATGTCCCTTACTTATTATCAGTTTCAAATATAACTAAAACATCTGGTGGTGCTGATAGAGAAGATGATGATGCTTATAGAAATAGAATAAGATTAAGACCTAGAGCCTTTTCAGTAGCAGGACCTCATGGAGCTTATCAGTATTATACATTAACATCACATCAAGATATCAAAGATTCTTATATTTATACTCCTCCATCAACACCTGGAGTTGTAAAAATTATTCCATTGTTGAAAAATGGAGAATTACCTAGTCAAGAAATATTAGAAAAAATTAAAGAAAAATTAGCTGATGATGTAAGACCTTTGACAGATAAAATTGAAATAGAAAAACCAAAAGTACAATCGTATAACATAGACATTAAATATTGGACTAAGAAAGGGGATAACCCTATTTTGGTAAAAAAAGAAGTAGAAGCAGCTTTCAATGAATATATTTATTGGCAAAAAGAAAAGTTAGGAAGAGATATAAATCCAAATAAATTAACTCAATTATTGATATTAGCAGGAGCAAAGAGAGTTGAAATAACAAGTCCTATATTCCAAAAAATTGAAAGAGACACTGTAGCAAAAGAATTGACTAAGAGCATAAAGTATATAGGTGAGGAAGATGAATAAGTTAGAGCGAGCAAGTTACACAGCAATATTTCCTGAGAACTTAAAAAAATATAAAAATCTAACAGCCTTTTCTAGGAGCATTGAAAAAATTTTTAAAACTTATATCGTAGATAAAATTGAAACTTTAGCACTTTTTTATAATCTTGAAGTACAAGAAGATGATGTTTTAGATGAAATTGCTTGGTTTTTTAATATAGATAAATATAGAGTAGATTTAGATAGAGAAATCAAAATAAAATTAATAAAGTCTGCATATTGGGTTCATTCAAAAAAAGGAACTAAGACTGCTGTAATTTCTCAATTGAAAAATTTAAATTATGAAATAAAAATTGAAGAATGGTTTGAGTATGGAGGGAGACCTTTTACATTTAGGCTTACAACAGTGAATGAAAGTAAGGAGAAGGATTGGTTAAAAAATGTTTTATCTCTTATAGAAGAGTATAAAAATGTTAGAAGTATCTTAGAAGCTTTTTATTTGTTGAAAGAAAAAAAATACGAATATCATGTTTTAGGATACAAAGAAGTATTTATAAGTGGAAAAAGAGTTAATGCTGGAGAAGATATAGATGTAAAGAAAAATCTATTCTTAGGAGCATACAAACAGATTAGAAAGGAGATTGTAAAATGAAATTTAGTGGATTAACAAAAAAAGGAAGAGCATATCTTGCAAAATGTCAGGCTAGTTCTACTCCTATTCAATTTACAAAAATGAAATTTGGAGACGGAAAACTGATAGATAATGAAAATCCTGCTGATTTAATTGATATAAAAAATATAAAAATAGAAAAATCAATATTAAGTAAAGAACAAAAAGGAGATGCTGTAGTACTAACAACTGTTATAGATAATGTTTCTTTAGAAGAAGGCTATTTCCCTAGAGAAACAGGAATATATGTATTAGATGAAGGAGTAGAAGTTCTATATTTTTATATGAATGATGGAGATGAGACTTCTTGGATTCCACCTGAAGCAGATGGACCTCACAGAATGGAAGTAAAAATAAATTTAATTTCATCAAATACAGGATCTGTTGTTGTCCATAATGATGGTAAAGATTTATATATAACAAAAGAGTACTTAGAAGCAAATTACACTCAAAAAGGTGAATATGATGGAACAGCACAAGAGATTGAAGATAGAGTTGTAGCATCTGTTGGCAAAGAAGATGGGAAATTTCCTATAACTGAATCTATAGTAGGTAATGTATATTATTTTCCAGGAAACAAAAAATTTTACATTTGTAAAACAGCAGAAAATAGAAAAGTTAGTGTCCCGAACGGGAATTTTGAAGAACTTTCAATTTGGGAAAATAGAAAGAGATTGGAAAATTTATTAACTTTTAAAATGGTGTCTCAAACTATAGTTAGTGATAAAGGTACTCAAGGCACATTTTTCTTTGTAGTTAAAGGGCCATTGAGAATTATATATTTTATGAATGTGTACGTTAAAAATGAATACCAAACAACATTCAAACTCCCAGATTGGTTCTGCTTAAATACTTTAAGCATGGTAGGGTCATGTGGTAATGGCTCGGGAGGTGTTGGTGGCGAAGTTGCTGAAATACATCTAGATACTAGTACGCAGCAACTTAAGATGTTCCCATCAATACGGGCAGGTTTTCAAGGCAATTTAGAATTAACTGGGCAAATTGTATCTATAAATAATCAACTACTACACTCATAAACTACTACAGTTGGTCTAAATTCAACTGGTAAATCTGTAGCATTATATACAAAAAGCAAGTCCTGTAGAAATAAGAAACTCACTTATCTTACAAAGAAAGAAGTTAGGAATATTTTAAATGTTTTTATAAAAGAAAGGAGAAAATATGTTTTATATTTACACAAAAGATAAAAAATCACAAGTTGTATTCACTGTAAATTTAACTACTGATGAAGTAAAAAAATTTATGGATAATAATTTATTTTTAGATTATCCTGAGTTAGATCCAAATAATTATATAGTTGTTGAAAGAAACGAAGCATTTAAAAATGCAACTTATGATTCTTCAACCAATACAATAAGAGAGATGACAAGACAAGAGTTGATTGAAGAAGGAATAGAAGTTCAATTAAATCAAGGTGAGTACATAGAGAATAAAAAACTTATAACTGTACCTCAACCAACTTCATACCATACTTGGAATTCAAATTCTCACGAATGGGATATTGATATGAGTGGAGTAAAGAAAACTTTTAAACATAAGTTTCAAGCTATCTTACTAGAAAAATTATTTGGAAGTTTTGAATATAAAGGGAAAGTTTTCCAAATGCGTGACTATGATGAAATAAATTTTATAAGAGTCAAAATGGCATTGGATATAGCTTCGGAAACAACAGACATAGAAATTTTAAAAGAAGCTTTACGTGATTTAGAAATTACTGTTACTCCAGATTTGGAAGAAAAGTTAAAAAATGTGATAAAATCAGGAAACTTAAAAGAGTTCTTAAAATCTTTAAATACAAAATGGAGACTTCAAGATAACTCTGTAGCTGATATAAGTTTAGGAGATATAAATCAAGTATACCTTAAATGGATTTTAAAAGTTATAACTGCTCAAAATAAGTATACAGCAATATTTATTGAAATTGAAAAAGCTGAAACTGTAAAAGAGTTAGAAGAAATCAAATGGAGTTAAAGAGAGGGAAATAAGATGGGAAAAATTGCATTAGTAATAGGACATAATCCTAGAGGAAAAGGTGCTTACAGTCCATATTTAAAGTTATCAGAATATGAATATTGGGAAAACGTATGTGATGAAGTAAAAAAAATGGAAAAAAGTATTGATATTTATTCAAGAAAGCCTGAACAAAATTATATTCAAGAGATGAAACCTATTGTAACTGAAATTAATAAACATAATTACAATTTTATTTTAGAACTTCATTTTAATGCTGGTTCACCACAAGCGAAAGGTTGCGAATGCCTGATTTATTTTAAAAATAAAGAAGCCAAAAAATTAGCAGAATCTTTTATGGAAAAATTAAAAAACAAGTATGGAAGCAATATAAGAAAAGAATGGAATAAAGTAAAAGATATAAAAATTAATAAAGATGGTAAAGAAGAAATAATTGAAAAAGTAATAGAAACAAAAGGACTAATATTTATTACAGACTCTAGAATGAGAGGAGGTTATGGAATATGCAATACAAATTGTACTTATGTTTTAGTTGAACCTTTCTTTGGAAGTAATGAAGAAGCTGATAAATTTAAAAATATAAAAGAAATGGCAAAATTTATAGTTGATTTTATTAAATCCTATGAAAATTAAGGAGGAATAAATATGGATAAGGAATTTTGGATTCAAGTTCTAAGTTATATAATAGGAACAATTATTTTTTTAATGTTAAAATGGAAATATGAAGGAAAAGAGGCTATTACCACTGAAATTCTTAAGCAGGAGTTAGAATACAAAGAAAGAGGACTGGGAGCTTTAAAAAAGAAAGCAGTTCAAGAATTTGTCTCAAAACTCCCAAAGCATATCAAAATTTTTATAAATGAAGATACAATAGATATTATAGTAAGGGAATTACAACCAATTTTTAAAAAAATAAAAGGTGAAAAAGAAAATGGAAATAACGAAACTAATAACACACCCATTATCTGATGGCAAAAGACAAGAGTTATTTCAAGACTATTCTTATGAAATTAATGGATATATAATTACTGTCCCAAAAGGTTTTATAACTGATTTAGCTTCAGTTCCTCGCTCATTTTGGACTATATTTCCACCTTTTGGGGTATACACTCCAGCAGCTGTTATCCATGATTTTCTTTATAGTGAATACAATGTAACTGGAATAAATAGAACATTATCTGATAAAATTTTTCTATTTATTATGAGAGAATTGGGAGTAGGATTTTTTAAAAGTAAGACTATGTATAGGGCAGTAAGATTATTTGGAGAAACTTCTTGGAAAAATAAAAAATACAATGAAGGTTATAAAGATAAAGCCATAATAGATATGACTGATGAAGCAATAGCTTATTATAGTTATTGGCATAAAATTCTTAAAATAAGTTAGGGGTTGATATAGTGGGGGCATTTTTAGCTAAAATATGGGCATACTTTATTGCTTTTGTGATATGGCTTATAGGAGGCTTCGACACACTTATTATGGTATTACTAGGTTTAATGTTAATTGATTATGTAACAGGAGTGTATGCAGGATATAAGTTAAAAAAATTAAATTCAAAAAGGGCGTATAAAGGAATAGAAAAAAAATTATGGGTTCTAGCTTTATTATGTGGAGCTTCTTTAATGCACAAATTAGTTCCAGACATCGGGTTTAGAAATTTAGTTGGGATTTTCTATTGTGCAACAGAATTATTGAGTATTGTAGAAAATGCTGCTAAGGCAGGAGTTCCTATTCCTAAAAAATTAAAAAAAGCTCTTGAACAGTTAAAAGAAGAAGATGAGAAAAATTAAAGGATAGAGTTTATTTCTATCCTTTTTTTTGATAAAATATAAAATAATCTATAAATAAAAAGGAGTATTAACATGATAAAATTTCTCAAAAAAAATAAAGTTGTTATTATAATTTTTGTATTTTCTATTAGCCCTATTATTTTAAATCTATTTTTTTTCTTGACTGATTATATTGCAGAAAAAGAAGTAAAATGGGGAGAAATATGTTATTCATCTCTATCCAATGAAAAATGGTTGGAATTTTGGGGAACTTTTATGCCTGCTTTGGCTGCTTTTTCTTTTTTATACTTTACCAAAAAACAGATAGACAGTATTAGAGAACAGTTAGATTTTGAAAAAACTAAATATGAGGAAGAAATAAATTCTAATAAAGAAGCATTAAAAATCGAGAAAGAAAAATATAAAAAAGAAAAAAATATATTAATCTTTGAAAAAAATGTTGAATTAGAATTGAATGAATTAAAATTGTCTAGAATGATAGTTCATAATCTTCTTATTGAACTTGATATAGCAGATATAGATTCTTGTATAGAAACCCCTGAAAAATACAGCAGAAAAATCAAGAAAATAAATTCTAAACTCACAGCAGTAGATTTTTTAACAAATATTAGAATACAAGATATTATTAAAATAGATAAACAGATAGATGAATGTCGAGAAGAAAGCTATGAAAAATTAAAAAAACTACATGAGTTATACACTATTATTTTAAAAGAAAGCTACAATAATAAATATAATAAAGAAGATGAAATGGATAAAGAAAAATTTTTTATAGTACTAAACGAAATAAGAAAATTACAAGGAAAAGATTTATTTAAAATTACTGATTTTATAGATGAAATAACTATAGCAAAACTCTATAATGAATTTTATAATATAACTTTAAATGCCTTACTAAAATATTTTTATTTAAAAAATGATAAAATGAAATATGAAAGAATAGTAATTTATAATAAAGAAGAGATATAATTAAGCAAGAATAATGCTAGATATTTTATTATATATTATTTTGGTAGGTAATGGAGTGAGTTTCAACTGAGAGCGGATTGAAGAGTTTTAGAGGAAAAGATGGACTATATAGTAGTTTATACAAAGGGA